TAAAACATAAATTCCGTATCAGTGGATACAAAGAATTTATGCCAGCGTATATTGATGCCAAAGAATTTTTGACTAAAATACAACAAAACAATATTACTATTGTTCTGTTAACAAGCCGACCAATAGATCGTTATCCCAATCTTTATGATGATACTGTCGCATGGTTAAAAAGAGAGCAATTGCCATACGACATTATCTGGTGGTCGTACAATAAAACCGATCATGTAGTTGAAAATATTCCTAATCCTTTATTTGCCGTTGATGATGATTTATCTTTAGCTAATCAATTTGATGCAGCTAATATTCCCGCATATTGGTTGTGTAGAAAAAAGGGAGGATTAAGTAATCTATTGAACATAGAACCGATGAGCAGGGTACGAATGGTTCATGAACTACAACAAATTCCGATAGGAGACTAAAATGTCAGATTACGCTGATGCAGGACATCGGCCTCATGGAATACATAAAGGACAAGATCCTTGCAGCAGAATTACATATGGACCTGAATCTATAGACGTTATTTTAGACACATGGGGTCCACAAGAAAATTTAAATTCAACTTTATACAATCAACTTCAATCTAATTGGGGTGACAATCCTTCTCGAATAAAGTGTGATTCAGACCTATCGTCTAAACAATTGGCATATGTGGAATCGTGTTTTGAAGGCAAAACGTTGCAACAATGCCTGGAATTAATCACATTTGCTTTTACAATTAACGGTGTTTCGAGAGCCTGTACACATCAATTAGTACGAACACGTATCGGTGCTTCTGTCATGCAGCACGGGGGGCGGGACAATGATTGGAGGCATCGAAACTGGACATTGCCCGAAACCATCAGACGAGCCTGTGTTCAGTACCCTGATTCAACGGATCTTTCTCCCGAAGAAAATCTCTATGATTGTTGTGTTGATGATTCAGAACCTATTGGAAATTATGTTGCAAAATCTGAATCATTGACCTTGATGGAATCGATAGAAAAATACCTTAAACAAGGTAAAGAATTATATGCAGCTCTAGTGGATTCGGGAATTCCTTGGCAGGATGCACGTCGATTACTTCCTATTGGAACACAGACATACATTCATATCAGCTATACGTATCCTTCATTGAGAGGAGTACTGGGTAATCGATTGGAACACGTTATGGATTGGGAGATAAATTGTGTCGCACAATTGATGTTACGAGAAATAAAAAGGAAATGCCCCCCGTTACTGTCTAAATATTTGGGTTCTCACAGCGACCGAGCAAAACGATCTGTATTTTCAAAATTAGAATCATGGCCTCCTGATTTGAAATGGCCTGTTGATAAATCAATTGATTCAATAGAAAGAACGCATAAACGTTTGCAGAATCCATTTTTTATCCTCCATCCAGACAGTATGAATGGGGATTCAATTGTATGGATAAAAACTAATGGATTTTATCCTAAAGAATTAAGGCCAAAAATCTAATGGATTATTAAAGAAAAATATAAACTTTTAATGGTTATGTATCTAATCAGACTACATTAATTGTGAATATCACACTACTGAATAAGGGGGGTTACATGGCAGTGGTAAGAAAACAACGTCCATCTCAAGAAAAATCAGGCGACGGTTCAATACGTCGATCATCAGAAGAATTTGAATTGCCAATAGAAAAATCTATTCCTAAAACAAAGATTGGTGATTTTATTGTTCTATTGTTTGGGGAAAAGAAAATCGGTAAAACCATGTTGTCAGCTCAATTTCCTAATGCCTTTCACATGATGTTTGAACCAGGGGGAAGGTCATTAGAAATCTATCAGTCAGAATTTACTGATTGGGGGACATTTAAAAAAGCTGTTACTAAAATAAGGATCGATAAACGATTCGATACTATCGTGATTGATACTGTCGATTTAGCGTTTAAATCTGCAGAACGATACGCCTGTGCTAAATTAGCAATTGATGACCCTGCTGACGAAGAATGGGGTAAGGGGTGGAGAGCTATTAGAAAAGAATTTGAACAACAAATCCATCGACTTCTTTCAGCCGGTAAAGGAGTTATTTTTATTTCCCATGCAATGGAACGAGAAATCAAAACCCGTCATGGTTCTAGCAGCCATCGCGTAGTCAGCACAATGCCTCGACAGGCTGCAGAAATCATCGAAGGGGTAGTTGATATTTGGGCATGTTTTACTTACGACGGAAATAAAAGAGTTTTAGTTATTGGTGGAAATGAAGATATATCTGCTGGACACAGACTGGATGGTCGATTCAAATGGAAAGGCGAATCGATTCGTATAATCCCGATGGGCAATTCTGCAGAAGAAGGATACGGAAATTTTGTTGAAGCTTTCAACAATAAATTTAATCCTAATTCTGGTGAATCAAAGTCTTCTGTAAAGAAAACGTTGAAGAGAAGAGCATGAGATTCCGATCATCAAAAGATGGATGGAATTACGCCATTATGATTCCAACTAAAGGAAGAGCAGATCGAATCCAAAAAGGATTTAAAAAAATGCCTTTCCTTAATGATTGGCGAACATATGTAGGAATTGAACATAGAGAAGTAGATGATTATCAAGAATTTATGGATGAAAATTCTGATTGTCATTATGTGTTTTATCATAATCCAATGGGGTCAGTATCTTTTGCTCGTCAACAATTAAAGTGCCATGCTGATATGAATAGCGATCATCAGCGATATATTTTTACTGACGATAATGCAGTGTTTACTGAAAAATCATTGCATACGTTAATAAAATCTTTTGATGCTTTTAAAAATGAAAATAAACGTCCATGTGTAATGGCTGGTGCTCATTCGACATCTAAACATTTCGATAGAAATAGTATAAAAAAAATGGAAACCCACTATGGATATCGATCTTATCCTCAACCAGCAATGATTTTTTATTGTGTAGGACAACGTTTATGCAGAAACTATATTTTTCCTCACGATACATATGGTCTAGATGATCGGCATTTTTTCTTATGGTTAATGAAACAAGGCGTAAAAGATTTTAGAGTATGTCCTGATGCCCCATACTCTAAATCCCGTTACCAGAAAGGAGGGCAAGGAACCATAGACGAACGAATGGTTAAATGTGGAAGAGCAATTGAGAAAATTGCACGAGACTTTCCAAAATGGGCAGGTTCCACCGGAACACTGCGTCTGCCGTGGAAATTGATTCTGGATTTAATTGACGGTAAAACACCTGATCGTTTGGCTGGTGGAGCAATGCGATCAGAAACTAAATTATTCTCTACAGGAGACACTAATGGATAGCGCATTAAAAAATAAGTTAAAAAAGGCTCAAAACAATTGGGAAGGTGCAAGGTCAAAAGCTAAAGAAAGTACAGGATTTACAGAAGTACCAGATGGTCGTTATTTGGCTCATCTGACAAATGCTCAAATTTGTGAATCTCGATCATCTGGTCGTCTCCAAATTCAATGGACATGGACAATCAGCGACGGTGAATTTGAGAAAGATACAAAGTTAGATTTCGATGGATTAGAGACTGAAGATAATTTAGTTTTCTTGGGACGTAAATTGTCTCGATTTGGATACGAATTACCAGAAGACATTACAGAGATTTCTGATATTCTGGATGAACTTATTGAAAAACAACCATTGGCAAGAATTCGGTTAAAAACCAAAGGTGAATTTCAGAATGTTTATGTAGATAAGTTGATGCGATCTGTATCATCGGATACTGATACTGTTGATGAAGATTCTGAAAATGAATCAATGGTATCAGATGATGAGGATTTAGAAGAATCCGACGATGGGTCTGGTGATGAAGTTGATGATGAACCGGAAGAAGAATTAGAAGACGATGATTCTGTTGAGGAACCTGTAGAAATTGGAATGCGTGTTATTGCTACTACCAAAAAAGGTGAAGAACCTGGTGAAATAATCGAGATTATGGAATCCGAAGGTAAATGTAGAGTGAAATTAGATTCAGGACGTACGGTCAGAATCGGTGTCGATAAATTGGAATCTGAGCCAATACAAGAACCACCGAAAAAAGCACGTCGATCATCTAAGAAACGTTCTTAGGAACTTTAATGGATTGGGGGGTATGTGGGATATACCCCCCGTTTCATTTTCGCTTAGAATGCCCCTTAGGGGGTTAAAATCAATCTTTTATGGGGACGTACATATGCCGGTTTATGACGATGAAATAGAACATGATTTCCCCGTTCGCGGATTTGCTGAATTAGGGCCTCCCGGATATTCGGAAAATTGGTCTGATAAAGATGAATGGAGATATCGACCGATTTCATATCGTGTCTATGATGGGGACACGATATTAGATCTTGTTCTTGATTTGGGGTTTAACGTGAGAGTAGAAATTAAAACTCGATTATATGGAATTAATGCGCCAGAAGTGAGAGGCTCGGAAAAAGAAGAAGGTTTTAAAACACGCGATTGGTTAATCGAAAAAATGCATGACGCTCAAGTAAGTGCGAAATTATTTATTCAAAGCCATCGTGAACAAGGAAAATTTGGTAGATGGTTGATTACCGTGTGGGCTGATGACGTTAATTTAAATAAACAAATGGTAGAGGAAGGTTATGCCAAATACCAAAAATATTGATAATTCTCTAGAAATGAGTGATGAGGAATTTAAAAAAGCTTCAGAATACATCGAACAAACCATAGATATTTTAGATATGGAATTACGTACTTCCGGTATTCCTATTGGAATGTTTCTGGTAGGTATGGCTCGATTCATGGGACATGCAATTCGGAAAGGAACCTCAGCTTTGGGTACAGAGAAACGTGAAGAACAAATAAAAGCATTTTACAAAATTATTAATGATAATGCGACATCTGGAGAACGCGGTGAAAACGAAGAAAATGAATGAATTTTATGAAACTCCTCCCACCTATACAAAAGCATTGTTATGTGATATAGGAACTCTTATTGGCGGCAGGGTATTGGAGTGTTGCAGCGGCGATAATGCAATCGCTAATATATTGATGCAAAACGGCTATCACGTTACTACAAATGATATTGACCACAATCGAAAAGCCGACCGATGTATGGATGCTTCAAAAGATTTTTTATGGATAGGTGAACCCTTTGATTGGGTTATATCGAATCCCCCTTTTAGTAAAGCTTCATCAATTGTTAAACATGCTTTTCATTATGCAATATATGGAGTAGCTTTTTTACTTCGTTTAACGTTTTTAGAACCATGTCTAAATCGGGCTGATTTTTTAACCAACCATCCTCCCAGTATTTTAGTAATGCCTCGTCATTCTTTTACAGGCGATGGCAATGTGGATTCTGTTACCTGTGCATGGTTTATCTGGATAAAAGAAGAAAAACAAATAGAGATGAAAAAACCTTCTTCTACAGTAAAAATTATTTCCAGAAAACTTATGAAAGGAATAGAAGATGATAGTTGAAGATCAAATCACTCATAATGAGGAATTTTTTAAAAAATGTATTGAACTGATGAAACCAAAAGCAAAAGATTATGCATCCAATAATATAGTTTTTGTTGAATTGCTTCGACAGTCTTGGGAAACCAACGTTTCGCCTTCCATAGTATTGTGGATTCTTCTCAGAAAACATATTTCAGCAATAAGAAATCATACGGTATTAGGTAAAACGGAATCAGAAAGCATTGATTCACGCCTAATGGATGTCGCTAATATGATGTCATTACTCTATATGTGGAATAAATTTCCAGAAAATTTTTATATCGATGTGACAGACTACATTTTGGAACATGAAGATTGTGAACGACCAAATGCAGAAGAATCATGTCTTCTATTTCCAGAGGAGGAGAAATGTGATCGATGCGAATTTCTAAAATGGCTGGTTATGCAACAAGAAAACTTGGGCTTAAAGGACATATCATTGCAGTCGATTCAGAAACAACTGGACTTTTCCCCTGGGCAATCAGAAACGTAGAATTGAATTTCGGTACAGAACGCCGACCAGACTTAGAACGACGAGACGTTCATCCAGCTAGAGCATTCGCATGGTCGTTTTGTGACCTTGATGGGAATACTGCGTATATCCGTCACAAGGTCAATCCCATTAACAGAGAAATTGTTTATGAAAACGATTCCGACTGTAAATTAATTCGAGATTTTTGGGCTGATGATTCAATTGTAAAAATAGGCCACAACATTATTTTCGACGTGTTGATGGCACGAATGGCTGGGTACAAAATTAAGGGTCAGATCATTGATACGATGATTCTAGCTCACATTGTATCTGCTGGGTCGGAAATAACGTACGGCCTGAAACCATTGTGTAAGAAATGGTTTGAGTTCAGCGATGATGATAAAAAAGATTTACAGAAATCTGTCGCATCGGGACGACGAAAAGCGAAGGCTAATCGTTGGGCATTCGGCAATCGAATCATCGCAGGGCGCACGCCTGCAGAAGCAGATTACTGGTTAGGCGATCCGGCATTATGTCAACGATACGCAATACAAGATGTAGAACGAACGATGTTGTTATACCACTTATTATGGCCTAAATTACAAAAGGATGAAGGATTGAAGAATGTGTTCGACCGTGAAATGAAACTTTTCCATGTTGTCGCTAGGATGTCAGCAAAAGGGATAAGAGTTTATAAGCGTCGGTTTAATAAATTACGGGAATTTTATCTAGATTATATCGATGAACAAACGCAGTTAGCGAAAGAAAACGGTGGTGAAGGAATCAATCTAGGTAGCGCTATTCAATTGTGCAAGATATTTTACGATGTACGAAAACTCACGCCTATGTACACAGAGAAAGGAAATTATTCTCTCCCAGGTACACATTTAACGGAATTAGCAAAAACTGATAAATTAGCTGAATGTGTGTTGGAACTTCGAACAGCAAAAGGCATGGTGTCGTTAATCGATTCCTATGAACGCTATTGGTTTGAGGAATCCCACGACGTTTGGGTAGTACGTCCAACGTGGCGTCAATTAGCTGCAAAGACGGGGCGGTTATCCAGTTCAGATCCCAGCGTCATGAACGTGGCTGATGCCGAAACGGGATTGCGTAAATCACGAGTTCGTATGCGTCCACGTGAAGCATTTGGACCTCGACCTGGTCATATTTTATATTTCCCTGATTTTAAACAAATGGAAGTTTGGGTATTTGCATCATTAGCTAAAGAACAAGCTATGATGAAAGCTTTATTATCTGGAAAAGACTATCACGGCGAGATATCGAAGAGTATATTTGGGAAACGTCCTGATTATAAAGAACAATTTGAATACTATCGAAAATGCGCGAAACTATTAATGTTCTGTAAACTGTATGGAGGAGGAGTAAAACGAATAGCAAAATTATTATTTCGAGACAAACGATTCTTAACAGAGGAGGATAAAAAACGGTCACCAGAATCATTAGCACAAGAATTTTTGGATGATTATGAAAATGAATTACCTGGAGTTAAAACATTTTCAGAAGAAATGACACGAAAAGCCGATAGAGATGGATACATTAGAAATCCATTCGGTCGGCTGTATCATTTCGATAAAGGACATGGATATAAGTCAGTTAATTATTTGATTCAAGGTTCATCGGCTGAAATTATGAAAAACGCAATGATTGCAGTTGATGAGGAAATATGCCGACGAGATTGGCCAGGGATTCATATGATTCTGTCTGTTCACGATGAAATCGTGTTGGAGGTACCTTATGAATACCATTCAATAGAATTGATGAAACAGATTATTGAATGTATGCAACGGGATAGTTCTATACTGGGACTACCTATTCCATTCCCGATTGATATGGCTTTATCAAATACATCTTGGAGTGAAGAAACAAAAGTTGCTCCGTATCTACTGGAGTAAATTATGAGAATGGATCGTCTAACACTATGTAATGAAATATGCAAAGAGATACGTATAGCTAGAATTGATAGTCAAAAGAAATTTTTAACGAAAAGAGAATTACTGTGTGTATATAGCCATTTAAGTGCTATTGAAAAAATTAATACTAATAAAATAAACAACAACAAATAAGGAATGGCGATATGAAGAAATTCGGGGTATTTGAAACCCATGGTGTTATCTTCAACGCCACGCGGGGAGATGAACACTATGGACTATGCCCATTTACGGGAAAGGAAGATAAATTCTATGTAAATGAACAAACGATGTTGTGGGATTCTAAGACTGCAGGCATTGGTGGAGATATTCCTAAATTTCTTTATGAAATATCGAAACAAAATGTAGATCAATTAACTGCATCAATTAGGCGTCGATTGTCATCACATAGAAATCTACCTGTAGAAGCATTTAAAGTTTGGCACACTGGATGGGACGGACATCGATATACATGGCCAGTACGAAATGTTAAAGGAATAGTTCAAGATATTCGCCATTATCAATTGGGCAAACAGATGATGAGTACATCTGGATGTTCGACTGGTTTAATGGGAGCAGAATGGTTATCGAAAAAACCTAAAGACCCTGTATATCTATGTGAAGGAGAATGGGATGCCATTGCCATGCAATGGCTGATTACAAAATTACGAAGACCAGGAGTAGTTCTCTGTGTTCCAGGAGTTGGAACATTTAAACAAGAATGGGTTCCTTGGTTTAATGGAAGAACTATACATGTTCTGTATGATTCTGATGAGGCAGGAGAAAATGGCGATATCTTGGTTCAAAAACGGTTGGGTGAAGTCACAAAAAAAATCACCTACACACATTGGCCGAATTCAGTGGATCGTGGTTTTGATGTTAGAGACTGGATTATCTATGGGGCTGTGGATCGCAATACTAGCAGCGAGTGTTTTATCGCCCTTACCAAATTATTTGAAACGAAACCGAGAAAAAGAATTCTTCCTATTGATGGGGATGATAGCACTGAGGAACAAGAAGAAGAACGAGCCTCTGAATGGGAAAAACCTCCATCACTGGACGAATTAAAAAAAGTATTTAAAAAATGGTTATTTCTAAATGATACGGATGCAATTGAAACTATTATGGCAGTCCATTTATCTCAAATTATTGATGGACCTCCCATTTGGATGTTTTTAGTTGCTCCCCCTGGAGGTGCTAAAACTGAAATAATCGGATCATTGTTTTTATGTGATCAAACCTATATGACCAGTAGTTTAACACCTCATGCTTTGATATCGGGAGCAAATTTTAAAAATATGCCTGATCCATCGTTGATTCCCAGACTAGACGGTCGGGTTATGGTGGTAAAAGATTTCACATCTATATTGTCGATGCGTGATGCAGATAAAGATGAAATATTCGGAATATTAAGAGATGCCTATGATGGGAAATGTGGAAAAGTATTTGGTACAGGCGTAGAGCGTAATTATAAAAGTCGATTTACTATTTTAGCAGCGGTGACACCGCGCATTTATGATTTATCCAGTCAACATCAAAGCCTAGGCGAACGGTTTTTAAAATTCTCATCAGGACATAATCTTAAACATACAAGTGAACGAGAAATTATTCGACGGGCTATTGATAATATTCATCGCGAAACAGAGATGAAATGGCAATTAGCAGACGTTGTTCGAGCGTTTTTAGATGAACGATTAGAATGGGCTAAAAAATTAAATCTAGAATTATATCCTTCTATCGATAAGAATTTTAAAGAAAAATTGATATATCTTGGTATGTTTGGAGCAAGATTGCGTGGAACGGTTTCTCGCGATACATATCGCCATGATATTATGACCAGCCGACCAAGTGCAGAAATAGGATCAAGATTGGGAATTCAATTAGCAAAATTTGTAAAATCATTAGCCTTGATTCATAAACAAAAGAAATGCGGCAAAGATCAATACAGGATTGTAAAAAAGATTGTATTAGATACAATTCCTCAACGTGTAGAGGATATGATAAGAACTATAGTAATTAATTGCCCATTACCAAGCAACGCGATTACCACTCAAGAACTCGCTCGTATAACACGTTATCCTCTCGCAACAGTCTCTCGTCTTCTTCAAGATTTACATGTATTGGACATTGTGAAACGAGAAGGATCTTCATATCGACATTACTGGAAATTGTCGTCGTATGTTCGTGAATGTATAGATAAATCAGATTTATATAAGTCTGATGAAGAATTGAAACGTTCGGTTCATATGTTTATCAAAACCAATAAAAAAAGAAAGTAATTATATGTCTATCAAATCGTGGTTTATAGGAAAAGGGGTATCGAATTATCTTAAAAAAACAACAATTAAAAAACCGAATCAGAAACAAATTGTAAAGGCGGTTAAGAACATGGTTGCTGATAAGAAAACAATAAAAAATGAACCAGTTATTTTGGGAGGAATTATAACTATAGCAGTAGCATTAGGAGGTTCATATGGACTGGATTTAACTGCTGAACAACTTAGTATCACTATCAGTACATTGGTCGTTGTTGTAACATTCGTTATGCGTAAATTTGTTTCACCTTCAAATAAGGAGAAATCTCAATGAAATGGATATCCATTGGATTAAAGCTATTACCGTTTATTGTCGAAGCAATTAATTGGGTTGAAAAGTTTATTATGAAAAAGGGAGTAGAAAAACAAGATGCTGCTGTTAAAATGACATTATCCATGTTAGGCATTGCTGAAGAAGCAATGGATAAAGACATTATGAATGATAAAGATGTCGAACATGCTACGAGACGTGTGATTGATGCAGTCGTAGCTTTACAGAATTTGTTGGCTTCCAAACAAACTGATTCTGAAATTGCTATTACAAATTGATAAACCATAAATGGGGAATGTCGCTTACATATTTTCCATACCACTCAGAATCCCTAAGAATCAATCTGAGCGACATTTCCCATTTACCCATACCCAACCCCCAAAACACCAATTAAATGTTCTTAGGCACCCCCTTAGGGCCATTTCGTTGGGGATATTCGTATAAACACCCACGCCAAACGCCCTAAGCGACCGTATAAGGGTCTATTTCCATCATCACCATGTTGACCCCGCCCGTATACCCAACGCCGTCCCACAGACCACCCCCGCACCATGGGCGCGATATTTCTAATTGATAAAAGATAAACATCGATTTAACCATCCGACAAGAAATACTAATTGATTTGGATTTTTTTGTACAAATCTAACTAACCGTAGACTTCTATTTACAGCAAGCTTACGACCGACAATAACATATCCTTTTCTGTTTATCGCGTCCAGCGTTATCGGTCCAATGATTCCATCTTCTTTTACTTGAACAGATTTCTGTAAATCTTTAACTGCAAGAAATGGACCTGATAAAACTGAATTATCTATAACTTGATATTTCAATGGAGTATTTGATAATTTATCTATTCCATTGCATGAAACATATCGTTGATAAAAAATTGATAAAGCTTCATTACGTGTTAAATCTTTCAAAGATTTTTCACCTAATTTATATTGACCCCTCCACGAACGTAATGTATTTAAGGTGATACCGCCTTTGGTCGGACCTCCTCTATCGTCGGGATGATCGGTATAGGTCGGCCAACCTTCCCGGTCGAGGATTTCTATCAAACATTTTTTAATATCATTCTCCACGTATCGATCCCATAATTCCACTGATAATAGCGGCTACAGCTATCCCAATTCCAGTACTCCATCTGATAGCCACACCTCGTGCAGCGACTAGTTCACGATCTTCTCTATCAGTGATAACAGCAATTTGTGTTTTCAATGCCGATACATTTATTTGAAGACTATCTAATTTTTTCGTATGTTCATCCATTTTGGATAGAACCAATTTCTGCATTTCATTCCAATCACCATTGCTCACCATTGTTTCTATCCCTTGGGTTTACGTTATACACGATCCATCTTTAGAGGGACGTGAATTGCTTCCAGTTTGATCCATCGTAAATCAAAGCTATGGTTTTATAATCGGCGTCCATCGTGAGATTAGCGCCAATATCCAAGTTATCCGCACCGCCAGTACCTTCTTTCAGCACTACGGTTCGACCGTCATTAGCAGGAACCAAGCACAACACAAAACCGGTGCCGACGTTCGTTCCCACCGTAATCGTATCAAGGTCATCAGAACTGGCATCGCCCTCGGTATCGACTGTGTGATAATTCTGCGTCACTGTAATCACGCCAGATGCAATCGTCAATTCTGTAGCGTCTACAAATTCCAAGTGTCCTGAATCATTAATAGCAGTTTTAAGAATATTCAGGTTATCCTTTAAATGAGTGTTGAACAGAGCAGCCGTAACCAGCTCGCCACTTACCCATGTTCTTGGAGTTGTCCACGCCATATTTAACGTCCCCTCATCAGTGGCGCATCAATAATACCGTGAAAAAAGATGGTGTCCTCGCCAGGCTTTCCTGACCAGAATATACTGCCCCCGTGCTCATTTGTTGGCTCATCGTATGGGGGAACGAATACCGTGGTACCAACCCGATGGATTAAAGGATCACGGTTCAGTGTCCAGACCCACGTCCAGACCAACAACACAGTCACCAGAATCGTGAAGCTCATGAATCTCCCACTGTGTAGTTTGTCATCCATTCTTCATGCTCCATCGCTCCTGCGCCACGCGGTATCGACCACCATTTCTCAACACCACCGCCCGGCGGTTCGGGCTGCGGTCGTCGATTCCAGCGCCAGGCGGCCCACAACAGAGCAGGACCGAGCGCACTTAGTAGAAACAAACTATTCTTCGTCTTCATCATCTTCATCAGACTCCTGCGGCACCTCGGATTCAACAATGATGTGGCCGTCCTCGTCGGTCAACGATGAGTCGTAGATATTCGGATCGTGACGCTCAGCCACGACCATCCACGAAATGGTATCGGTCGAGGTCGCGTCCTCGCACTCAATCGTCAGGATGTTCCCAGCCACACTTCCACGGACACTCGACCAGCCGGTTTCGTTAGACGTGAAGCACTGCTCATCACGACACAAAATAACCCAGGTGCCTTCGGTCATCTCACTCGCAGAATCTAAATTGACTTCTGCACCGCCATCGACCAGCGTGACCGACCCGCGATAGATGAGATCGGCTTGTGGGCCTTCGATACTGGCATGCGTGAGAAGGTGTGACTCAGCAAGCGAGGGAAGCGGGTGCGGGATTCTGAATGTCTTCGTGCCTGCGGTGAACGTCCCCGGCACGTCCACAAGGCCATTCATGAAGACCTTCAGCGCGTCGTCGTTACTATGCCCACCGACGAACGCATAATTTGCATCGCTCCCATCACCGGCGTGCTTATAGCCGAACGTAGCATCATTTTTTGCCGAGTGCGCTTTACCAACGGCCAACCCAACAGCGTGACCTGTTCCGATGCTTGCAAGCATCACATGGATACCCTGTGAATATGTCCCAGAGGTCGCGTTCGCGATATCGATGCAAGGAACATTCGTGGTCTGGTTAGTGGCAATGCCAAGTGGGATCGTGCCGCCAGATGTTGCGCCGCCGATCATGACTTGTGAGCCTACCTTCAGATCGTCGTCAATCAGGACATCCCCAGAATCGACCCAGATCCCTAGGTCGTTCGTCGCCTCAGACGCTGCGCCCTCCACGTAGATCGCGGCAGAATTAGTGACGCTGCCACTACCGACGGTGATCTGCGGTTCGCTGATCCACAGTTGAGCAATCGTCGTGCAACTTCCCGCCGTGACGACGGAGTTGTCGAGCTTGGTTCCAGCAATGGCAGCAGAGTCCCCGCTATGCCCCGTCAACGCGCCAGAGGTGTAGGTGCCGAAGGCTACGTCGGACGCGCCGCCAGACGTGAACGCACCGGACAACCCGAGGCGCACATAATCCACGGTGCTGCCGCCGATGACGTGGGGGCCTGTACCGACAACAGTCAAATCGCCATTTAACGTTCCGTCGCCTGTCGCCACAATAGAGCTGGTACCAGCACCGATCAGAATACGATTCGCAGTAAGATCTTGCCCTCCGACAAATGTATCAAGAGCAATCTGATTATCTCGAACATAAGTATTCAAAATAACTGCCGTAACAAGCTCTCCAGTAACCCAAGTTCTAGGCGTTGTCCAAGCCATTATTTACTCCATGATCTGCGTTATCTTTTTTCAACAATTCTATGGGTTCTCCAATATTCCAATTTCTTTCAGTTTGGTCTCTCCTGCCCAGTAACACTGATTCAATCATTTGTGCATTTTCTGGAAAAATAATTTTTGTGTAAACTCGACCACAATCAAAGCAACAGGTCACACCAAATTCTCTACTGGTCAATCCTGCTCCATTACATTCACAATTCACAACCCATCGACCATGGTTAATATAAGCTTCTCGAGGCGTATCAATTTCATACACATCTTTTTCAACATTTTTCATTGCAGACGTATGTGCTGTTCGATAAGACTCGACATCCTTCACACCGCTGTGTGCATGGCCTTGTATTGGTCCTTCGATAATTGTCATTATGCAAACCCTAGAGTTGTTGATATTCCCATTTCACTGGCGCCTTCTTGATCTAACACCCAGGCTGCTTGTTGATCTGCGGGAGCCAATACCCACGAAGTATTAATTATACCCCCCGGTCGAACAGTCATATTAACTCCATTAATAAAATATCCAATTTCTGCTCCACTTCCCCCGGTAGCTTCTATACCAGTTACAGATTCAGAAATAGTGATTTTATCACCAGGTTCTCTAACAAGAGATTGTGTCATCAATGTGTCATTAGAATTACTGGCTAATGAAAATTCTTTTATTACATATCGCGCATCTTTTGTTGTATTAAGAATCCAACTAGCAATTTCAGTAGCATATGTTCCAGTATTTGATTCATAGCGCATGGAAACCCGAACATCATTCTCACCATAGGTTCCTTGACTCGGAATACTGGTAGCAGAAAATAAGGTTTCTGTTATATCTTTTAAAGCGTTTCCGCGAACTTGTAATACGGTGATGTACGCTGTTACTGTTGCGTTGTTTTGAATGTTAAATGTGACGCTGTTTGCCGATGTGTTGGAAAGTGTAACAACCACATCGGATGTTATGTTCGTACCACTGCCATCTGATGCTGTATTCGCTACCCAATCTGTTGGAGAAACAGGGGTTACAATAGATGACCCTGCGATACGATATCCACGTATAGAAGATTCTTTAAACGGAGCAATAATTTGAATTGATTCCCCACCAGAGATCGATGGAACTGAGGCTGTTGTAGTCAATTCATACAGTACGGATGCAGACGTATCGGCTGTTCGGGGATGAACCACCACATATACTCTATTGATAACATCTGATCTTACTCGATCAACTGTCAATCCCATCATGGAATTATCGAATGACGCATCGGCTGCTCCGTATTTCGGTCGTGCATGACGATCCTCAAATTTTAATGTTCCTCCTTGCGCTGTATCGCCTTTAACATACAGATAACCAAGTTCAGAAATAACGCAATCAGCCAATGCACGAAGCACCGTTGTCTGGGCATCCAACAAATTATCGAATGCGTACGCAAATGTTGACTGCCCCGTGTTATAGGATGTGGCAAGTGGTTTTTTGGTGACTGAATTTGAGACTAATAAATCAACTAATTCATCAGATCGTTTATCCGTTTGGATAGTAATATCTTTTACTTTCGCACGAGCTGCCTCATCCATCCAATCAACGACTGTACACATGACTGAACGACGGCCATATGATCCTGCATCTGGTACGATGGAAACCAGATTACCAGCAAATTTATAGTACGTAACACTGTCATACGTCAACTTCAATTTACATAGTAATCCTAAATCCCATCCTGTCCGAACATTAGTATGTCCTGGGGAGTAATAGCCGACAACACCACCAGAATTATTCGCTGCATTATTCAGCGAAAAAGTCATAGTACCTGTTTGAGCAATTCGATCCAACGGCCCATTTCCAGAAATTCCGTAATTAACTTCAATGGGAGAAGAATTATCAACATCGGCTGTGATGTTGATCAATGTTCCTGTGACGATGGTTGTTTCTCCCAATTCGCTGGATCCTTCCAATCCAACGAGCCATCCTTCCAGTGTAGCTTCTACTGATACGGTTGGGGCTATCGCAGGCATATTATCCCGCTAAAATAAGTGCATCGCGAAGATGAATTGGTAATGTTTTAAGGTCACTTCTCAATCCATGTAATTCTGCTAACATTTCCCGTTCAGCTTCTGAGGGACCAGTTTGTGACAGAGCTCCTTCCAATGCTTTGGACATAAATCCAATTGGCCCAATCAACTCGGTCTCCCCTCCTTCACCTATCATGGAAAGCGTTGGTTTAGTGATAAGCCCTCCATGTTGGTTTCCTTCTATTCCCGAAACACTGATATTCGTACCAATATTCAAATTACTCCAATCAATTTCATTGAATTGTCTATGAAAAGATTCTATATCAAGGTCAAAATCTATTTCAAGTTTCGGGATGTCTGGTATATCAATATCAGAAATTTCAATATCGATATACAGGTTATTGAAATCATCTTGAATTCGAAGTGTATTCTCTTTAAAATTCTTTCTTATTTTATCTGATTCCTTCTTGGAGGATTTCTGCAATTTCACCAACGATTTGGGAAGCTCGCCACCAAAGAGTTCAATCAATACTCCCAATGCATCGGCTATGGCCAGTTGAGCAGCGAGTTGTTTATCATCAACAGTTATAGCCTTTTTACCCCACAATCCTTTTGCTTTAGCTTGATCAATAATTTTTTGAGTACCCTTACTGATTGCAAACCCATACAATTCAGCTGCCTCTGATAAAGCCATTAGAGTAGGCATCATTATCAGTAATGCTTCGTCTGCCGACAAACCATTTTTAATCAACTGATTGAATTGACGGTTGGCAGACCGTCCCATTTGATTGAACGCCTTTTCCGTCATATAACCAGAGTTAGCCATACCCACCAACATCATAGTGGTTCCAGCTATTTTCTTCATCAATCCTTCATTCACCTTGGTGAATTCTCTTAATTTTAGCAAAAATTCTATTGTTTCAGATCCGGTAAATCCAAGAGATTTAACAAGAATTTCTAATTCGTCAAGAGCCGGCCCCAGCGCAAGAATAATTTCAACCAGAGATTTTCCTTCTTTCACCATAACCGCAAAGGACATCTCCACCATCTGGCTTAATTCACGGAAATCGCCTTTTAATTTTTGGAACAATTTTTCATCAAAATTCGTACGCATTTGTATTATTTCTTCTTCAGTCTTTTTTCCTAACTCGGTTACTTTCGCTATTTTCGCATCAAAAGCTTCTTCCCATTTCTTTCGAGTGAATGTTACTCCCTCTGCAAACAGCATCAAACCTTCATGAACTAAGGTTACCATTGATTCTTTAAATTCTTTTACGGCTTGAGAATTAGTTCGGAATTGTTCATCTAACCGCATCAATTCAAAAACATCTGCTCGTAATACGCCGCCTACTTGAGTACCAACCTTCACCAATGAGGCAAAATTTTCATCTAAGACTTCTGCTGCCTGGGAAGTAGTAAAAATACCTTGATGAATCATGGAGAATGCGTCACGGACATGTCGCGTCCATTTACCCACATTCCCAGCGGTGACACCACCGGATTCTTCAATTACTTGATTGATGTGCAGTAATGATGCACCAAGATCGCTGCCTATCTCTTTAGCTGTTGCTGCAATTTCTTTCGATAATGTTTCCGAAACACTGATTCCCCATTTATCTTTAATTGTTGATTCTATCTTCTTCCATCCTGGATCTTTCATCAGCAATCCAGCAATACCGCCAACCAACGCACCAACGGCTGCTCCGATAGCTGCACCTGCTGGGCCGAACATTGCGCCTATTCCCGACCCCATTTGTGCGCCGGTCATTGCTCCCAAAGCCCCTCGTGCTGCACGGGAGCCTACTTGACTGATGGAGATGAACGCCGACATAGCAGCCGTCGCCATGCCGATGGCCCCTGTTATTTTATCTATTGCTGTAGCTTTAGGTCCAGACATTTGCTCAATACTGTTTCCCCAAGCTGTCGTAGCAGATGCCACAGAGTCTAATGCTTCTCCGACTTCTTTTAAACCTGGAACGATACGCGATAATTCATTAAACAAGCCAGCGAGAGCTGTTAGAGCTGCAACCCGTTTGTGGTACTCTTCCCACTCATCAACGGCATCGCGCATTCGGTCTATTTCTATTTCTAACCATTCTTTGGAATAATCTTCATGATTGCGAAGAATTTTGTCGTCAACACCCAAGGCTTTCAGTATGCGAAGTAGACCGATTCGTTCCTCTAATGCTAGCATTTTTGTACTATCGGCTTCTAATTGATTGAGCCGCATGATGCCTGCAAAACGTTCTGCTTCTGGTAATAATGCAACATCCTCAACCATGTCAGCATAAGCCTTGGCATGATTGAATTTCATTATGTTGTAGCCTTTTTTCAGCCCCACAATCTCGGCGTCTTGTGCGCTTAATGTAAACGCATTCAGCTCAGCCTGTTTATCCATCATGCTGGCTGTCATCCGGTTGGAAGCTTCAACAATAGAGTCAAAAGCTTTTTCTTGATCCTTCACAACTGAATCGGTGGTGTTTGTAGATGTTTTCTTCCATTCCTTGGCTGCGTCGATAACACCATCCATTTCAGGTACTAATCTATCGCCATAGAATTTTGCTAATTTAAGAATCGTAGCCCCATGTGCTTCAAAGAACCTGGGGTCCATTTCTCCTTGCATTTCATTAAAGGCATCGATAATATGTTGTTGATTATCAACATAGTGCTCAAAAACAGAATCGATGCCTTTCATGGAATCAATAAGTTTACCAGTAGCAGATGCGGCAAATTTCGTCGCTTCAGCTTGTAATCTAAGTCCACTGGTCAGTGCTTCTAAATCTGCGGGCATTTCGCCGGGAGCAAGCAGTGGTCGGAGTTTTGAGTACTGTTCCCACAAACGTTTAATACTTTCAGTATTAGCTTGTTCTTCAACAGTTAACTTTGCCCAACCTGCTCCTAATTCTGCTACACCTTCAGTGGCAAGGCCTTTTAATGATGCTGCTATAGCATCGACTCTTTTATAGTATGCTTCCGCCTGCAATTCACTGATACGAAGTTGCGCGTCCAATTCCTGTTTTGCTTTGATAGCATCTGACGTGGCTTGGATTTCGTCTCGTTGGGATTGAGTTAACAAACCCAGCGCTACACGTAATGAATATTCTGCTTCTTCCGTTTCTTTAGTCTTTATTTTTACATTCTCTAACTGAACTGATAGTTCTGCTAACTGATCCAACCATTTTTCTCGAAGTGAATCATCGACCGTCACCACCCCAGGGATGCCGCCGGGAAGGAAGCTGGTGGACTTTTGTACGCCTGCCTCTTGCCGTGTTACCTGTGCACCTTCACCCAAAGCTAACAAGGCAGACATATTTTCTATTTGTTCACCAATAAGTCTAGCTTCTTCTTCTAACGCTGCCTTCCGTTCAATATGTTGATCAATCGCTGCCTTTCCTGCGGCGAATTCTGCGATAGTCAGATCTCTCACGAGGCCAAGCAAACTCCTGCCTGCTTCTTCTTCGTTTCTAAAGCTATCAGCAGATCGACCTATAGCAGCAGACAACATTTCCGTTGTATGGGCAAATCGATTTTTTTGATCGTCAGATTTATGGATAATAGCAGCTAATGTTTGGTATTCATTGACTAATTGAGTTAACCTAAGTGTGGATACACCAATCGAACTGGCCATTGTGTTATTGGCTGATGTATAGTCAACGACTGCTTTCTGTGCGTATGATAATGCTTTATAAATTCCGTAAATTATGGCTATCCAAGCGAGTGCTTTGGCCGTCAATACAGCTAAAGCAGTAGCGGCCACACCTGCTGTTGCAGACAATCCTACGAAAGTCGCCCCAGTCATGCCTGCTCTAACAATCGCCCATGTTCGTGCAAGAGCAGTAAGAGATCCCTGCACTCCCTTCAGTGCCATCCCCCATGCGATAATCGGAGCTATTCCTAATTTAAAAGCTGCAATTAAAGGAATTAACACTAGACTGAGAGCTCCAACTACAGCAACAACTGGACCTAAAGCTACGCCCAAAGCCATGAAAGCGAGTATCGATGCCTTCGTTTCTGGATGTAACAATTTTATCCAGAGAACAAGACCTTTTAACTTGTCGATCAATGCCCGAGCAAATGGAAGAACATCACGCTCAATCGTTGTACGAAAGGCATCAAACAAATCAATGCCGACTTGTTTCAATCGTTCCGATACCAAACCTAATTGGTTCGTAAACGACATCATTTGTTTTTCAGCAACCCGTTGCGTAACACCACCAGCTGAACGTAAATAACCTTCGAGTTCACGTATCCGGTCGCTGGCTCCAATGAGAGCCAATGTTGCTTGGAGAGATCGTTCTTGGAAACCTAACAATTGAAGGGTGGTCTTTTTTGTTTTATCGGACATCCCTTCAAGACGATTTTCTAATGTTCCGATGATATCTGCAAGATTTTTAAAATCACCCTCTGCCGCAGAGAAAACAGCATCCTTTCCAATAAGTTTTTCCCATGCGTCATTATTTTTCAAAACGGCACGTTGCAAGTCGCGGATAACAATAAACAGCTGCCGACCTGCTGTCCGTCCCTTAATTCCTCGTTCGGCAAAGGCCGCGAGAGCTGCCACCCCTTCTTCAACATCAATATTAAAGGTACGGAACGCAACACCAGCTCTATTGGTCAATGCTTGGGCAAATTCAATAATAGAACCTTGTGCGCGGTTATTAGCTTCTGTTAAAACATCGGCTACCCGCTGCATATTTTGCATATTCTCGATTGGATCTGCAGATCGCAATCCCAACGTAATATATGCATCGGATAGTAATTCAGTCGCTTTTTCTAAGCCAATAACACCGGCTTGTGCAAATTTAGCCGCAACGGGCAATGCTTGCATTGATTCAGCAGCATTTAATCCTGACGACGCAAGAAAGAAATACGCTTGTGCGGCTTCTTCTGCAGAGAATTTAGTTTGAAGAGCAATCGATTTGGCGATGTCTTCCATCTGGCCGCGCATTTGCTGTCCATCACGACCCATGATGGCCAGCGATTCGGTCATTGCTTGATCAAATGCCGCCCCAATCCCTACGACTGCTTTTGTCAGAAGAGCAATCGGTACACCAATGCCTGCTGTGATACGAGATCCCAGGAAAAAAGCATTCGTCCCGAATCGTGATAACGAACTTGAAGCTGTTTTCAGACCAGCGTTAAAGGCAGCTGTATTGGCTACAAATTTTATTCGTACTGTATCTTCAACTGCCATTTAACTATCCTGTTGCTTCCGTCGTTCAGCCAATATTTTTCTCTTCTCGCTTATGTCTTTTTTTTGACGCATGGTATTTCGACCCAACACGTCTTCAATACGAAGACGTGTTTTTAAATTTCCACTCGCATTGGCAAGAATGGTGACGTATTTAGCCTCGCGTTCTTCTTGAAATTCTTGCCTCCAATTCCATCCTATTGAAAGATCATGAAATTCTCGTGGGGTCATTGCATACAATTCATTATGTTTTAAAGCCAATGGTCCGAATGCTATGGATTTGGCTTCTTCGATCCACTCTCCCCACGTTTGGAGACCTCTTTTAACGCCTTCGGAGTGGGTGGGGATACGTTTCCCGATTTACTGTCTTCACCTTCTTTTTCTTTGTTCGGTGAACCAATGGCCCCTTGATCTATAGCAGCATCGAAACATTTTCCCAATATGTCATCAATCGTCCCACCGGCTCGAATATAGTCACCAATTAATTCACCAGCTCCTTGAATAGTCAGTCCAGCATCATCAGCCTTGCAACCAGCCCACAACATGGCTCTTACTGTTCCGAACACAGCTTTCATTGACAACAATTGACCAAGACCCATGCCATTGATTTGTTCGAAATCTGCAAGAGCATTAAAGTCATATCGAAGATATCGAGGCTTAGACTCAATACCCTTTTCTACAAAAATGTTGAGTTCACGAGCTTGAAGGTTTGTCATACGATATTCTCCTAATCCTTATAACGGAGGCCAGGCAGCGAGCGTTACAGGAGGTAAAAAATGAAGGGAGGGACATCCCTCCCTTCATCGCCACTCAGTTTATGATGTAGCTCTCGCCAATGTTCCAGCAGATCGGAATGTCACGCTTACTGTTTCAATGTCTCCAACCCCTCCTGTCATAGGCGGATAGGATTCCAGAACCGCAGTACCAGTAAATGATGGATTGGTTGAAGAAACAGATCCGCTAGTAGGTTTTAGCACTACAGTAAATGCTGCAGCCCCGACGAGAGTAAACAATGTTGCGTCAACTTTTGCTGATGCAAAATCTTGAAGAAAATCAACATCAATCGACCAGTTCAACAAACCCGCCATGTTGGAACGAGTCGTATCGCCCATCACTGTATCATCAAGCATTTCAGCTTCATAATTCAATGTGCAAGATTTTACATGATCGCTTAAATCTACTGAATTAACGACCACTGATGCATCGGTGTATACAAATGTTGCCATTACCCTAACCTCCTTAAGAAATAGCTAGACTTCCAATTCCTAGAGTTACATAGACTGTGAATGAAGGGTCTGATCCTCCGATAGTCATTTTTGTTCGCCAATATGTATCGGTAACAGCCCCATTGACACTTACCCACTGAGATTGAATGCTTCCCGTATTTTGAGCAAATGAAACTCGAGAAGAAGCTGTCCCAAAACCAGAACCACTATCGCTCTCGACTAAAACATCCAATGTAGGTGAGGTTCCGCTGAACGCTGTAACATGAAGAGCTGCATACAAAGTTTGCGTAGCAGACAATGCACCAATATTTGATCCTGTACTATTGGCTGTCGCAGTTTTTGCACCAACACCTTCAACAACGCCTTTAATCAATTCGGAGTGAGCAGCATTTCCAGTCAACTCAAAAGGTAAAAGATCTCCAACCGATCCAGACAAAGGAGTATAAGTTCCGTTGACTCCACGAATTGTAAACGACCGTTGACCATCTGCCGTACCGACAGGAGCGAATGAGAATACTTCCCGAGTCGCTCCTATTCGAGAATACGCAGTTCCTGATGTATCTCCAAAGGGAGTGGATGATCCATCATCCCGATATCCATTTACATTAAAACTGAAAGTACGAAGACCAGCACGATTCGATCTCGTTGTATCACCAAACACAGTATTGTCTAACATTTCAACACCATAGTCTGTGGTTAATGAATTAGAGAAACTGGTGTATTCATACCCTCCTAACAATATTCTAGCATCCATCAATCCTTGAATAGCCATCAGTTAATCTCCTGTTTCCCTCTTTGTGGAGTTTGATCATTTGCAATTTCAAGATACTCATTACACTGGGGGCATCTCCATCGAGTGGGATACCCCATTGTTCGTGCATCTTGTAACGTATCTTTAGGATGCAAACACATCTTCGGTTCTATGTCCGAAGGCGATTTTTCAGTATTATCTAGTATCGATAATGTTGATTCAACAATCTGAACAATAGATACACAATTAGCTTGAAGAGCTAAAAGCTGTTGTTTCAACATATCTTTATTAGTCACTATACGTTCCAAGATCTGTAGTTACACATTAATTGTGCTCTTCGGTTCTCATCTTCTCCAGCTGAATGCGGTTGGTTTAAAGCTCTAATTAACATGTATTCAGTCGAATCAATGGTTCCTTTAAACCAATGCAAATCAGAAAAGATTTGATCCGATAAAGTCTGTGCCGAAGCATAACTTGTATTTCTTACCATTATTTGAAATCGAGGACGTTTAACATATGGAGCCGTTCCTGACGGACCCATTGTATTATAAGGTTCTTGACCCATCATCTCCCAAATAACAATCACATTGTCTGGATCGTCGGGTGACTGGCTAATAAATATATCAGTTCCTCGTGTTCCTCGTCCTTGATCATCTAATCGAAGACTGATATCTTCTAATAACGACATTAAACTATACCGATGCTATACCAACTGTTCCTTCTTTAAATCCGATTAACTTCAATCGTTTGTTATATTCTTTCATAACCAAATGACCAATAACATCTTCGTATTGATTAAACGCCAAAATCAAATACTGATGCGTTGTCCCTGGTGTAGTGTACGTTTTCGCTGGCACCTCGTGTCTTATATATGCATAACCAAGTTCATTGTTTTTATCGTATCCGACTTCTCCCTCAACAGCCTGAGATTTACGATTTACTCTGAAATAAGCTGATTTACGTAATGCACCTGTTTTACGAGGAACCATCATTTGGCTGGATTCTTTTATAGATTTAAGAATATCTCTAAACGAATCTTGAGATGCATCGAGAGCTGCCTCCCCCATCCGCATTATGCGTCCGACAGTTCCAGCTAAATCTACAGGATTAACTACAACTTTTACCCCCCCCGGTGACTTAGCCATTATCCGCTCCCCTGTCGATGGTACTGCCATCCACATGAAATTTGAACATGACTATCACCCTTGTCATCAGTTACACGTCGAACAGTAAATATTTCTGGTGTAGTGTCAATCCACTTCGATCCAGTCAAAGTTAATTGGGCATCCGGTTGAATAGTATCAACGGTATCAAGCCACAGCTCAAATGTCGTTGTTACTTCTTCTCCCCGTTTGTCTCTTAACTCCATAATCTTTCCAACGATTCTCGCTTGATACGAAACTGCTGTACCAAACGTCGGTACGTTATATTGATCCTGACCAGATTTAGGCGCAACTGTCACCGTTTCTGCCATCAATTCCCGAAACCCATAATCCAAATTCGGACTGACAGCCATTACTAGTTTTCCATCATTCCACGTTTAAAGAAAGGTTTTACCCAATTCGTATTATCCGTTAAGGTATCTTTCTCAGTTTGATAAACACCCCCCACAGATGGAATAGCAGGAACATTTTTCTGTCTCAATTGTGCAGCCAGTCGAAGATAATGACGATGACGTTGAGCTGCAAGGAGTTTGAGATCGCCCATCTCCTTATCAACTTTTCTAGCATATTCAGCGACCAATGCCAGCGCACATCGATACGCTGCCATAAAGATCGTTTGCTCCGTGTCGATAAAGAACTGAATCTCTTCATCAGTCAACTGCTGATCATTGGTATCTGTATCACCAATTTGCAATCGAACCTTGGCGAGATCAGTTCCAATCGACGCGGAGTTATATGTCCAAGTCATCGACTTTCTCTACTAGAAACCAGACGCATGAACGCGATATCCTACTTTAACAAGCAAAGTATTTGCAGCATTTCCACCGCCAAATTCACCGCTACCAGAACCATGAATAACTAACGGCTGATTCACACACTGGGCATCGGTAACAATGGCATTAATTTTCGCTGAAATAGTGGTTGCCATTTCATCAGCAACAGTCACAAATCCAGTGCATTCTATGTCATCACAGACAACAAGTCCAGACCCATCAACATATCTGAAAATCAAATTGTCAGTTGTTTCTGTATAGACACCTGCCGATGCATCCAGAAACAGCATCCCACTGACAAATTCAATTACTGTCCCTGCACCCTGTGCAGGAACAAGAGTAATTGGAGTTGCTCGTACTGTCAAAATCTGAGCATTCGTCAATGTGACAGACGCAATATTCAAATTATCGCTGCTCATACGACCGACTATGAAATTGCCTTTATTTTTACCTTGTACTCCCATAGACTTTACCTCCGTTCAGAAGGAGTTTATTTATTCTTACGAGTTCGAGTGGACGGTCGCCGTGGAGAAGAAGATTTCTTCTCTTCTGTTGCAGAAGAAATCTCTTCATCGGAGGCGACTCGGATATAATTTTGTGAAATCAGTTGGTTTCTACGGCGCGACTTCCACCCATCGGTATCAATCAACCAATTGCTCTTATAATCGATACCATTGCCATGAAACGGTTTCTGAACCACACAATGCATATAAACCCCCAATTTTAAGCAACTGCTGCGCTAATGAAGTATCCAAGATCAGTAGCAACAATCTTATTGTCAAAAGCAATTTCACCCTCAACTCGAGTAGCTTTCTTCAATGGCATCTCAATGCTACTAATTCCAACGTTTGCGCCCAATGTACCAGATACACCATTCCACGCAAAAGTATAACCTGCGCTTGGAGCAAGTAGACCAGGACTTGGGTTGACATAGCCAATCCAAGCTGATTTACCGAAGTTAAATGCATATGCTCCCGTTGCGCCTTCAACATTAGTTGCATAGATGGAACTGGCAATAATGAATCGATCAATTTCCAACATTCGAGCAACCATCCCTGGCGTCATATTATCAGCCGAGGTGTACTTGATCTGCTCACGGAAATCGGGGTGATTCTTCAACTGACGCCAAACCTGCCATCCTACAACCATCGTGTTCGGCTTGAAACCAGTGACACCAAGAATAGCTTCCACAGCCGTATCTACATCATCTCGTGGATCGCTATTTACAAAATCACTCCACTGATCGGTTCCCGACAATGTACGGTCAGTTCCCCATACACCAGTCGTAAACACGTCTGCCACGAATTTTCTCTCCTGGCGAAGCAAGAGACGCTGTGTCACAAACTCGGTCGCTTCTGTATCCAAATTAATTGGATTATCCGCATTGTTACGAGTCTGATCGCCAATGTCCTTGTGGAAAGCCCACACATCAGCATT